TTCAATCTTAGCCCCATTGTTTATGTGGGCAAGTAAGACCTGAGTATTGCGCTCGGTGTTCATCTTCATCTGAGCGACTTTCATCTCCATCTCACGATCCATCATATTGCGCTGTTCTTCAAGCTGGAATTTAAGCTGGTTTTCTTGGGCTTGGTACTCTTGTTTAGCCTTCTCCAGTTCCATCTGCATCTGCATTTTTTGCTGTTCCATCTGCATTTCCATTTGCATTTCAGCTTGTTTAGCTTGTGCTTGGGCTTGCATCTTGGCTTGTTCCATTTGCATTTGCATCTGCATCTTCTGTTCTTCAGGGCTTGGCGGCTTGGGTTGGCCTTCCATTTGCTGTGCTTGCTGACGGAACTTATCGGCTGTTTCGTCAATCAAACCTTCCATGCCCTTACCAGCTTTAAATGCGGTTACGCCAAACTTGAGCATTTCCATAAGCAATGGGGTAAGTTCAGGTGCGCCCTGTGCGACTGGTAATGCGGTTTGAATAAACTGACTAACTGCGGTTAGAAACTCTACCCGATCCTGCTTTTCCTGCTGCTCATCCTGATAGATCATGGAATCGCTAGTTACTTCAATGCGAAAGTTTTTAGCTGGTTCGTTCTTTAACAGTTTAAGGGCTTGTGGGATAAGTGCTTGATCTTGCGGGGATAATTGCATTGCACCGCTGATCTTAACGATGGTGTCATCGGTAAAATGCTGGCAAATAATCTGTGCTTTAATCTGTAACAGGGCAGTAGCAAAGTTCACTACATCGTGCTGCATTGTCTTTAAACGCCCTGAAGCGTTATTTGACTTGATGATCTGTGCGCCTAAGGTTTCATTCGGATCGGATTGACCACGCTGAATATCAGCAATGCCCATGATCTCGTAGATTTGACCCTTAACTTGATCCATAGCCTGATAAGCCATCTGCAAGCCTTCAGCGATTGGGCGAATGTCTACAAGGTTAATTGCGCCCTGTAATCCACCTTTTTCGCTAAATGCACCGTAGTTTTTAACTGGCAGCAATGCGTTGTTCTCGCCTTCGGTAAACAAACGGGCAAGGCTAGGCTCTGCTGCATCGTAAACGCCACGCACTTTAAGGGCATGGATAAAGCCATCAATACGGTCTGCCAGCGTGTCTAGCTGCCTAGCTTGGTCTTGGTACAGTACGAAATCAGGTACAGGGATTAAGCTATCTGTTGTAAGGGTAGAGAACATAGGTTTTGGGCAGGGCCAAAAGTTCTCAAGCTGCAACGGATCGTCACGGGTATCAAGAACCTTGCCCATCGACTTAGAAAGCCAAATTACTTGACCTGTAGCTTTATCCCAAATTTCATAGATCAGGGCTTCCCGTGCCATTTCACCCATCTTTTCATTAAATGCTTTAGATGTTTCAGGCTTGGTATCAAGGGGAATCTTACCGCCTAGTTCTTCGCCAAAGCGTTCAACAAGGGCGGCTCGTTCCATATAGACTTTGCGCCATACTGCGGTTACTTCTTCCCATGTACGGGCAACGGTAAGTCCAAAGTCACGCCAATACACATAATCTACTGGGGCGCACTCATACTCAATGCGTTCCTCGTTTTCACGATAAATGCCGCCTTCGGTTTCAGCTTCGTCTGTATCTTCGGTAACTTGGAAACCATCGTCAGGTGCGCCATCGCCCATTCCAGCAGCTTGACCAACAATATGTGGCTCATAACGAACCCATGCCGTACCACGCCCACCAAGTAAACGGTCTTGAACCGCTTGCTTCATTGCGCTGGCATAGTCTTGATAATGCTCAATCTCATACTCTAACGCCCGTTCTAGCATCATTGACGCTACACGACCAATAGGGTCATTATCACGGAATCTACGGCTTACATCGGGTCTTGGCAACCTTGCGAATACAGCAGGAGTAATGGTTTGAACATTGCTCCATAGGATATTAAACTTAGCATTTGGGTTGTTTCGGCTACGGGATTCGTCACGGTATCGCTTAACGATTTTATCGGCACGACCTTCCCATTCCTTAAATGTACGCTCGTACTGGGCGATGCAGTTATACCAATCTTCGTAAGTGTGATCCATGCTTATATCCTAGTATTCGTGATTTTGGGGGTAGATTTCCACATTTCGTTCAGGGTCACATCCGTTTGCCCGACATGAAGTCCTTTAACTCTTGAATCATTGAGGATAGGGCTGTCCTCGTCTTTCCATACAATGCTGAGATAACGGAACGCATCCGCAGAGTGGCTTGTCCAATCGTGTTTTGGGCGATCCCGAAATACTTTTTTATCATCATCCCACTCTCGTTGATATTGACGCAAACATTCGATACCTTCTTCGCATCTATTATCGAACCAAGCACGAGTTAATGCAAGTCGTGTTGCCTGTATTCCGTCTTGTAATGACAGATTTGGTACGATTTTTAGGTGTTTTATGTCAATTTTTGCAGCAATTTGCTCAATTATGCTCTTACCACCGCTTGCTAGTGTTTTTGCTCTAGCATCATGGGGCAGGTAATGATAGCCATATTTGTACCCAAACTCGTCTGCTTTTTGGTCTAACAGCATGGTGTAAAACGGTATGGCTTGACCGTTACTGGAGTGGTGATCAAGTACCCGTATCTCACCATAAACCACCTGAAACCACCAAATACTTGTGCTGTCGTTAAATCCTAAATCCCAAGCAGTATGGCAAGGGAACATAGGGTCATAGTCTACGGTGGTAATACGCTCTAAGTCCGTAATTCTACGCATCTCCTGACCATAGAACGCCCCAAGAATGGCAGCTTCAAAGCTGCATAGGAACTCTTGTTCGTACTGGTTGTCTGACATGGTGGCCTGTGCATCCAGTAATTCAGCTTCAGGCAGCAGTCCTGACTGGTCGGCTCTTAGGGTCTTAACATACCAATTAGGGTTTTTTTGGGCTTCGTTGTATATATCGTAAAAGGCATTATGGCCCTTTGGCGTACCAATAAAGGTAGCCCAGCCTTGGCGATCTGTGAGTAAAGGCCTTACGATTTCACCCCAAAGCCTAGGTTTCATGTCGGCATACTCATCCAGCACTACGCCATCAAGATATAAACCACGCAGGGCATCAGGATTGTCAGCACCAAATAGTCTGATCTTTGCCCCATTAACTAATTCTACCCATAACTCAGATTGATTAGCTTTAACTATAGATGGCTCTGCAAACCTAAGTAAGTAATCCCAAGCGATGTTTTTAGCTTGTGCGTAGAAAGGGGCTATATAAGCGTACCTAGCGTTTTCTTTCTTTTCCATGACTGCCCTGCGGATAATGTCCGCAATGGTCGCTACGGTCTTTCCTGCTCGTCTATGACAGACTAGAACAGCCCAGCGTTGTTTACGCTTGTGAAAGTCTAAGAACGCTTCCCGTGCCTTATAAGGATAGCGGTATTGGTGCTTAACTTCTTTCAATCTAAAAAGCTATGTTCGTGAATATGTTTAACTGGTTCATCTTCTACGCCTACTACCTCAGTACGGGCTAGTTTAGGTACATGGAACTCAGCTACCTGCATTAAGCAATCAAACGCTACCTTTGGGCCATGCTTATCGTTAGTAGCAATAGCATCTAACCATTCTTGTAGTTTGTCTGCATTATTATCAACAAACGCAGCAAAAGCTAATCGAGCAGCACCCGTAGCTTTGTTAGGTGTACCAGCTTGTCTGCCACCAGTCTTGGGCGATCCTTTTGGCTTTCCACCCCTTTTTCTAGGATTTTCTACTTTAGATTGCATACCTTACCCAAGTGGTTGATTAAGATAAGTTAATTCTATCCTATTATTGGCTGTTAAACAACTTCTCTAACATTGCCTTACGATTATCTTCATCTAATACAGGAACGGCTAGTCCACCAGCAAGCAAGTTAGGTTTATCTACATTCTTAGGATTGAATGCTGCAAACTTAGAACGAACTTGGCTAGGGTTAAAAGGTATTACTACTTGGTGTCCTGTTGATCCACCTTTACCGCCAGTATCAATAATGCCGTTGTAGCCTAATTTTTTAAGTTCAGCGGTAACTTTGTCGGGAATGGAAGTCCATACATACGAGTTAGCACCTTCTTCAAGGTCTTTTGCTAGTGTAGATACCCATTCTTTAGGAGTATATCTAGTGTTTTTATCCCATTGGTCAGCACCGCCTGATTTTGGTTTAGTGCGGTCATTGGCAAACGCTTTTTGTAATGCTGGCAATACGGTAGATTTAAGTTCGTCAGCGTTTTCTGTAACTAAAGGGTTGGTTATTCTAGCTTTTCCTAGCAAAACGCCTTTAGCGGAACTCCAAGGTGCATTGGCTTGACTAATTTGATAAGGATAACCAGCCAGTTTGTATATATTAGCCAGTTCTTTTGGGGCGTAAGCATCTAACATTCCACTTTCAGCATATAGCTGGCGCAATGCTGTTAATGGGTTGCCGTTTGCTTCACGCTGCAAAGTAAAATCAAAGTGTTGTTGGCTAAATGGGGCTTTATCAGCAGTTTGATGTACTACAAACTTACCAGCAGCTTCGTCAGGCATTTCGTACCCAATGCGTCTAGCTTTATCTAATATTTCGGCTTTTTTATCAGCGTCTAAAAAATGCCATGTTTGTTCAACGCTGTAAGGTGTTTTGCTGCGGGTAAATCCTAAATCTTTAGGTGAAACTTGAAAATAATTAGCAAAATCACCTGTGTCATTAGCTACACGGCTAGTGTCTTGTTTGCCTATTGCATAGTTTGATGCAACATTAGGGTTATCTGTTCCAAACGCCATAGGGCCTGAAGTAGCCCGTTTAGGGTTTAAAGTATTGCTTTCAAGCAGCCTATCAAGGCGTTCAGTACCATGATAGTAGTCAATATATCCTTGCGCTGCGGCTCGTTCTGCTGGCGTATTGCTTTTGCCAAGACCTAATCCACCTTCTGATACAGGTAAAGCAGCTTGTTTTTGAGCCGATAAAAGAGTTTTTGCTGCTGGGCTATTTATTTTATTAGCGTCACTTACCAAACCTAGTTGATTTGTTTGGCTGGTTGGCACAACGCTTGGCATAAAACCTTGATTGACCATGTAATTCTCAGCCATTCTTCCTGCTTTTGGTGCAAGTGCTTTAGCGGTGGCTACTGCTGCTGGAGCAGCAAAAGGCAACGCCATAGCTGCAATACCAAAAGGCTCACCCTGTTCGTAACCCTGCATATATGGTGCTTGGTTAGGGTCTAATACGCTCATTTCTGTAGGTGGTAGGCTCATTGCACCTGCGGCAAAG